AAGCTTACCATATTTGCTCCTGATCCGCCACCATCGCCAAAAACAATGCTGACTTTGCCTGTTCCCGGAATTGTAACGTTGGTTCCGCTGCCCTGTGTAACAATTATGTTTCTATCAGCAGTTAGTGAATTTTTAAAGATAAAAAACGCCTGAGTTGTATTTGGCGCTATCGTTAATGTTACATCTGCACCAAGGTCAGAACCTGCATCCACGAACTGAACAACACGATACATACCGTCTGATGCGTTGCTCGATCCAGAAGATGGAGAGCTTGGTCTAACCGTTAAAGTATGTGTTGTGCCTGATATGGTTACGCTTTTGTATCCAGCCAACCGATCAAATATATCAAAGTTAAGGTTTGTGGTAGTACCCCATGTACCAGACTGTTCACCAGTACCCGGTTTTTCAATCGCAAAGTTTGTTGTAAAAGTACTCGCCATGTATTTCTCCTACGCTACGTCTTTCCATGTTGGAGCTTGCAACCTATCCCCCGGAACAAATCCTCCGGGCGCTCCTTCAGGCTCTCTATAAGATGGACTAGATAACGGATCACCCGGTTTAGTTCCCGGCACAGGAGGTTGAAAGTTTGGAACCTGATCTGGAATAACTTGATCAAATACTCTAACATTTCCTGCATCTCCTGTTGCTTCAACGCCCGTTACGATAGCATCTGCGTTCGCTTGTATGGTTACAGTACCAACATTTGTGCTACTAGACAATCCCGTTGTTAAAAACTCTACAGAAATACCAGCAATGACGGTGCCGACCACTCCTGACATTTGATCAAAAGGTGTTCTAACGTTAACATTTGCCGCCGCATCAACAGTAGCCGTACCTACCTCGCCTGCGGCTTCAGATCCCGTAACCGCTACGCCAGCCGCAGCGTCTATCGTAACAGATCCAACGCCGCCAGTAGCCGAAATACCTGTCTGTGGGACGTTTGCTGCACCCTGTACAGTGACGGAATTAAGAGCGCCAGTAGCAGCAGATCCAGTAACACCAACATCTGCATTCGCTTCAACGGTTACACTACCAACCGCACTTGTAGCCGAAATACCCGTTTGTGGAACAATTGCATCACCGCTAATCGTTGGTGATCCTACGGCTCCCGTACCCGCAGATCCAGAAGCAGCAACGTTTGCTGTACCTGTAACGGTGACTGAATCGACAGAACCTGTAGCCTCTGAGCCTGTAACGCCCACATCAGCGTTAGCTGCAACAACAACCGTGCCTACGGCTCCCGTGCCAGCTATACCTGTTTGTGGAACATTTGCGTCACCTGTCATGGTGACTGTGCCTACGGCTCCTGTGCCAGCGGAACCTGTAGCACCTACATCAGCCGCAGCCGCAACAACAACTGAATCAACCGCACCTGTTCCAGTAGAACCAGTAACGGATGTATTTGCTTCCGCTACAACCGAAACAGAGCCGACACCACCTGTAGCTGCCAACCCTGTCTCTGGAACATTAGCTTCCGCAACGACAGAAACAGAGCCAACCGCACCTGTTCCCGCCACTCCTGTAACAACAACAGGAAGGGATTCGCCCCAAGTCCCTTGGGACCATGTGCCTCGCGCCCAACCCGAAATTGCTACCATAGTACTACGCCTGTTTAGGCGATACGGATAATAGCGTTACTCGCGTCCGCTGTTGGGAACTGAATAGTAAAGTCACCAGCAGTCGATGTCTTATCGCCACCAAACGCCAAAACAATCACTGCTGCATCAGATGCACTACTGTTGTATATCAATGCCCCGTTTGCTGTGACTGTAGCTGTTGAAAAAGTCAAATCAGCAAAGTCTGTAAAAGCGGTTGTACCACTACTTGTTGGATCTACCCGTGTTAGGTTAGCACCACCAGCGGTATAATTTGTGCCAGTAACTTCGTTTGTTGTAGCATAAGCTGTTGTCGCCGCACCTAATGTTGCAGATGAGGTGTATAGAGCAAGCTTAAAAGTGCCGCCCCCTGAGTTTTTAAAGTTATGTACTCCATCAAGAAGCTCTTTCTTGAAAGAAGTACACATTGCTTGGGTGATCGCCATGTTATAATCTCCTTATTGCATCAGCCAGTTCTGGGTGCCCCGCATCTTTAAGGGCATTATACACGGTTGTGCGGTCACTGCGAATAGCTTCGCGCATATAAAATGCAACCACTTTTTCCATGTGCTTTTGGAACGCTTTTGCCTGATCTCTGATAGCGGGATGTGCTTTATCCGACACACTAATCAGTTTCTCAACGCAGCGTTCTGCGACTTCATCGGGAGTAAACCCTCGATTGTTAGTTGTTTGTACATTGACAATAGGATCGTCTGGTACTTCAAAGTTTAATTTAAACATTATTGTTTATTCCTTACAATTCTACCCACGCGATATTCTTGCGTAGTTTCTTTTGCCTCTCCCAGCATTTTAAGACCTTGTAATGACTCTGCAAACCTTTTGTCATACATCGCCATCATGTCTGGTTCACCCTTCATAAATATATAAGCTTCTACTAAAGATCCATACAATAAAGAAAGTTCTGCATTTTCACTTAGCCAAGATGTAGCTGTTCCTACACCAGAAGTTAAACTAGCAGGTCTAAACAAATACTGAACCTCTACATCGTAGTTTGCATCAGGCGTAGGTGCTAAAATAAAGTTACCTACATCAAACTGAGCGTAATATCTAGGCTTTCCAGTAGTAGTGGAATTAGGATTAAATGTTTCAATGTAAGATAAATCTTTAAATTCAAGAAATTCTTTTTCACCATTTGATGTTAAAGTTAACGAAAACGGAGCTAAGAAATCACTAGGCGCACCTAGATATTGATTGTTGGCTGACATCGCACCCTGTTGATTACGCATAAAAAGATTTAATTGCACACTTTTAAGTATGCGTTCTTCAGCCGCTCTAATAAAAATAGAAAGATTATTTACGAAAGTTGTTTCTGAATTTTCCGTATAATCTTGTATGGCTTGTTTTAAACTGTCGTATGTAAAACTCATGGTGTGTTCGCTTGGCCTCCCATACCTGAATGGTTGGTACAATAGTAATACAACGTTGGGGCACCTGATGCCACCGTTATTTTCGTGTACGCTCCAGCACTGCCCGGAGTTCCTGTTGTAGTCACTCCCGTGGTGTACGCTGAACCGCCGCCATGTGTACCGTTTGCAGTCGTGCTAAACCGTAAGGGATGCGAACTATTGCTTGAGTCGCTCTGATCAAACCAATAGGTGCTGCCTTCGTTTAATGTAAGTGTTGGAGATACAGATCCATCAATATAAAATTTATTACCTGTTCCATAAGAATTTGTGCCTGAAGCAACAGTAACAGCATAATTTGTTACATTTGATGCAACTGTTACGGAACCAACAGAAGATGTGGCGTTAAGACCTGTAGGCGCAGCAATTACATTTGCTGTTAAAACTGTCACAGATCCAACCGCAGAAGTGCTACTAGAACCAGTAACAGAAACGACTATTCCTTCCTCAACAGATACAGATCCAACAGAACCAGATAAAGAAGCAAAACCAGAAACAGCAACTGTTACAGAAGCAGGTAAAATAACGGTTACATCCCCAACTTCGCCAGTAGCCTCTGATCCTAAAGTCTTAGGAAAGAAAAGAGTAACAGTGCCAACTTGACCTGTCGCAACTAAATCATTTCCCTCAATTAAACCCGGAATGGGCTTAAATCCAACTGGATTAAATCCATATTGAAAAGATCTTTGGTTTACTAAATTTGTTTCTGGCCTAGCATTTCTTATAGCTTCTGGATCTGATACTTTACCAAAAGGCTCTAACTGAGGGTGCTTTTCTTCATATTCGTCTTTACCAACTAACAGGCCATTCCACTCTTTACGCATATCTTTTAGACGGTATCTGAACCCAGATCTGTCTGAAATGCCAAAAGCGTTCTTACCTGTTGCGAACCTAGACAATACGATAGTTCCTTAAACTTGGAGATATTTGAAACGAAGCTCTGTCTCTATCTTCATCTATCGCTCTACGAAATTCTTCTTCATAAACAGCCTTGAGCAATTGAACTCTTTCTGGCGCACGTTTTAAAGATATATAATAAGCTAAACCAGCAGCTAAACATGGATAAAACCTAAAAGGAACCTCCATTGTATTTTTAGCTGTGTCAGCGTCATTTATTCTTGTCAAGCAATCAAAGATTAAAACATCTGTACCATTTTCTGGCAAAGGCCACACTTTTAAATTTGGTGTTATTTGCCTGTCCAAAAAGAATTGCGTAGGTCTTCCCTCAGTTGTTTTGGTAGGAATAGATAAAAATTCATCACGACTTAC